ATCTCATTTAGCATAAGGCCAAAAGTTTTTTGGCCTTATAAACAATAATAAAAAACTTACAAAATAAATCTACTTTTTAGTATTATTACCATCCTATAATGACATCAACACTGCCAACATCAACAGGTGATGGGCTAGTGTTTTGGAATGTAACACGAATCATGTCGTCTGATATTGCCAATACATCAGTTATAACCCCTATTGGCAGATCTCCTAACACCGTCATATTGATTGGAAGTTCATTTTCTATTTTATATCCAGTAGCTACCCTCTGAATTGAAAATCTAGAGTTTGGATTAATTGAACCAACATTAATTGTTGATTTAATTTTTTTCCCAGAAAACACGATATCATTGAAATCAACATGAGAGTTATTTATTAGCGAATCGGCAATAGAACCTGAAAAATTGCTATTTATACCTACCTGTCTTAAAACTGAGTGTTTTTCAACCCTTACCCCATAATCCACTTTAGCTAAAGAGGCGTCGATATTATTTATTGCGACAACAGCACCATCGACGCAGTTTATCGCATATTTTGCGCTCCCTAGCATAACAATATTTCTTAATGATAAATATGAGGAAAATTGGCTGGTAGCAAATGCTGAACCTTCACTTCCAACCATATAACAATCAGATATCTCTACAGATGATGAATAACGAGCCGCTACGCAAGACTGAGTTTTCGGTTTTATAATTGACAATTCTTTTATATAGCAAGATGAAGCATGCTCAACCTTAATTGAGTCTTCATTTGAATTGTATGATGAAAATGAAAAACCTTTCACGCTAGCTGCGTAAATACATTCCAGCGAAATATTTGCGTTAGTAATATGAACTTCATTGATACAAAACTGAGATCCAGAGCCAGAAACAAGAACCCCACAGACAGAGCCTCCATTTACAATTAAATTGTTTGCATCCCAAACTACGCAACTACCACATTGTGAATCAGGGTAGTATCCACCTCCGATAATGAGTCCGTAATCACCATCTGTTTCAATAGCAACATTTTTTATGCTGTATATATTTGATCTAAATTGTATTCCTTTTGTTGTTTTTATTATGGAATTTATTGGTTTTGCTACAACCCCGTTAACCGGGCCTGAAATTATACCATTGTGACTCATATCCAATGTTAAAACATTTCCATCCTTGGAAATTATCATCGCTCCACATGAAATGTCTCTCCTGCCAGAAAGTATACAATATTTACCAACATGAAAATTATCTGCATTCTGAACAGAAACTTTAAATATACCAGTCAACACATCATAAGAAACATCATATACATTAACAGGACTATAATCCACACCCAATATATTCAGAGGAATATTATCAAACTCATCATAATGTGAATAACCATCAGGAATGTGAATATACTGCCCGTATTCTATCTGTGATCTAAGCTGATCGGGATCGTACTTCAGCACATTAGGAAAATAGAACTGCTGAGCACCGTACGCATCATAAACAGCCATAGAATGGCCATGTACAGTAACGAATTTGGCGATCTGTCCGTTATATACCGGGTAACCAGCAGCGTTAATGATGATTGGTTGCGATACAGGAACGTGAGAGCCGTCTTCGTTCTCTAAATAAACCTGAATCTGGTTTTCAGGATTTACCGGGTCAGCGTCAATTTTACCGATATAAATTTTGCCATTGGCAACCGCTTTAAAAGAACGCGCCATAGTGAAGAGTTGCGAAGGCATACTCACTACAACATTGGCTGTAATGTCTGTCATTTAATTTTCTCCAGACGTAGCAATGCGGAACAAGATGCAACTTGCCCGGCATTGCCTTAATGTAAGTTATGATTTGTTAACTATGAGATGAGTCTATGCAAAAAGATCTGTTGAATATTGCGTTCTACATATTTGGTTTTTGCACGTTCCTGGTGTTTGCAACGCTATTCTGACAACGCATCAGACTTAGCCCCCTGCGTCATAGCGTTAATGGCCTTTTGCGCCTGCTGCATGGCTTTCTCGAACACTGTTGATCCGCGTGGGGTGTTTGCCATTCGGAGCATTGCATTTCTGAATGGCTCGCTCTCATAGGCGCGAGTAAGAAGTCCGTAGCTTACTGCTGCGCCAGTTGTTGCAGGGTTCATTGCCGTCCCATACCCGATAATGAACGGGATGGTTTGCTGGCCTGTTGGTGTTGTTACAGCCGCTTTTGCAGCCTGCTGCGTTGATTGAAGGTAGTTTTTCAATCCTTTCAGATAAGCAGCATCCTGACCTTTAAATGTGATGCCAGTCTGGTTTTGCAGGATGTTAAGCTGTCGAAGGAACTGATCAGGTGAACCACCTGATTTCTCTATCGCCTTTCCAATGATGCCATTGCGCATTTGCGCTCTTCCAACGCGACCAACTGAGTTATACAGCGTCTTAATTTCCGATTTGTTCTTGCTGAATAGCATGTTATTCACAACTTCCGGCGTCAGATCGCCTTTCATGAGAACATTCTTCAGCCTGGTATTCTTTAGTTTCGCTGCTTCGTCAGCATAGACGGCATTGGCCTGCTGATATTTACGGAGAGTATCGTTGCCAAGATTCTGACCAATGGCACCATTGATATCGTCGGTCATTGCCTTGTAAACGCGCTGAATAGCAGCATCGGAACGGTTTGGTAACACTGGTCGCTCACCCTTCACGTCCATTCTGAACTGACTGCGCAGGTCGCTTAATTGCTTCAAATCCAGATTTACCGGACCATCAGGACCAGCATTGCGAACAAGCTCATCACGATAGGACTGAAGTTTTGAAATAGTCTCGTTATCGGCGACCTTACCAAGCTTCTGCAGATTAGATATTTCTGTATCAATCTGCTGAATTGCTCGCGCAGGCTGAATGTTTACTCCAGCCATAGCATTCTGAACCTGCTCCAGTCGATTACCGGCGGCACGACGAATTCCTGATGTTTTCGCTTTAAGGCTGTCAATAACAACCGCTGGATCATACTCGCCGAATTTATCAGCAAATCTCTGCACCAACTGACTTCTCGCTTCCTGTTGCGTTGCTCTTATTCCGCTTGTGCCAGCCAGTGGTATATTTTCTGCTGTAGTCTGCGCCATTTTCCCGACGCGGGAAGTAGGCTGTAACAGGTCTGTGGTGTGCAGAGGAACTCCTTCACGCTCTGCAAATCTGATAGCCTGCTGCGCTTCTGGCGCAATAGAACCACGAACGCCACGATAAGCAGCACCTAATCCACGTCCGGCAGCGTTAATAGCACCGCCAGCCAGCACACCAACGCCTAAATCGGTGGCGAGTGCTTCCGCATCATCTTTCGCACTATTTGCAGCAAGTGATCCAACTGCGTTTTCAGCGAGAAGGCGAGTTGCCCCCTGAGCAATTCGACCAGCAAGTGTTGGTGCCTGTGTTGCCGCTCTCTCAACGCCAGCAGGAGTGAGGTAAGGCAATGCTTCAGCAAATACCCTTCCCTCTGTCGTTTGTGGAGTCAGCGCGCCTTGCTGAAGGCCAAAGTCCTGCTCTAATCCCTGCGTTGTTACTCGTGGCGCTGGTTGATATGTACCATCGCCAATGCCGAGTTTACCGCCAGCCCAAGCCGCCGCGCTTGTTACAGCATCAGTGAGTTCAGCAGGTATGTTCGCTACGTTGATTCCTGCCTGTAGTAAGCCGCGCCCGGTTTCAGCAAGTCCATTACCAAGGTCAGACATTATTCCGCCTTGTTGCTGAACAGGTTTCGGTGCGACAGAACTTACGGGTTGAGGTGGCTGCTGACTGGCTGCCTGCTGCTCAATCTGAGCAAATGGATTATTTGGGTCTGACTGCACACCTGATGCCGATACTTGTTCGGATGACTGTACTTCCAGTTGTGCAAACGGGTTGTTAGGGTCTTGCTGAGGATGTACCTTTGCAGAGGTGGCGCGCTGTTCGACTGTTGAGTCTGTCACCGGGTCACCCGCCCATTGAGCAAAGCGATCATCAACGTAACCGCGGCCTTCAGGTCCTGGCGTATATTCACCACGCTTTGCCTTCATAACGTTGCCGGGACCGTCGTGATAAGCCTGAAGAGCGTCACGCCAGTTACCAAACTGCTGGTACATCTTTGCCAGATAGCGCGCGCCAGCGTCAGCCTGATATTCGGGGTTTTGCATTTGCTCATCGGTATAACCCATATCACGCCATGTCCCAGGCATGACCTGAGTCAATCCTACAGCCCCGGCGGAGCTTACTGCGGCAGGGTTGTAAGAAGACTCCTTGGCACCCAGTGCAGTCATCAACCCTTCTGGCACACCGTAACGTGCGCCAGCCTGCTCTAACAAATCACGGTAATTAGCCATTTACTGCCCCAAAGATGGAAGATATCCGTAGCGATTAATGAAGTCGATTGACAGCTCGGGGTGCTGCTTCAGGTAATCTATAGAAGCCTGAGGCGCTTCCACTCGCTTGATACCGTTTTGCTGAACGTACTTACCAACCGCCTCATTACGCTTCTGGTTGAGCGTGTTCAGGATGACGCCAGCGTTTCGACGAAAGGACTCCTCGCTCTGCGAGTTCTGCAGCGAACCAACAGCCTGGTCGAGCTTTTTGCCCTCGGCATCAGAAAGTGCGCCCATGCCTCGCATGGCCTGAACCGCTGTCAGGTATGCTTGTGATTTAAAGGTATCAAGTCGTGCCTGAGTGTCTGCAGCCTGTGAGCCTGGAACGTTGGGGATTGCTCCACGTAAGCCTGTAATGCTCTTAAGTGAAGGAGAACTAACGATATCGTTCAGAGTGAACATGCTGGTTGTGAGGGTGTTGATGCCGTCTTTGTAGCCATCATTTAGCGCTTGTTGCTTCTGCTGCAACTGCTGGTTGTTGGCTGCTATGCGGCTCTGTATTTCCTGGCGCTTCAGGTCGTTAGTTTCTGCTGATAGCATCCGGTCAAGGCGCTTATTTTCGTTGTTAATGCGGTTTGTTTCTGCGTCCAGATTAATGCGCTGCTGACCTAAATTCGCCTGGATATCTTGTCCGCGCATTGTGATTGCCTGATTCCGAGCGGCGGTTTGCGAATCCAGATCCTGACCGCGCATGGTAACCTGGCGACCCTGCATTTTATCCTGTAGGTCAAAGTATTTTTCGGGCCCGAGACTGTTCATCCCCAGGTGATCGACAAATTCTCCGAACTGCCGCGGGTTCTGTTGGTACATCTGAGCGACGTCATGAGGATTAACGCCAACACGAGCTAACTCACCGGCGTTGTTTTGCAGCCATGATTGCATTGCTTCTGGAGAAGATGACGCAAGACGTGCGCCAGCCGCTAATGTACCGATAGAATTACGCTGGTCTTCATCAATGAATCCCATGCCTTTACGAACGGATTCAATCTGGTCTGGATATTGAGTAGCTAACTGACGCAAAGCACCGCGATCACCAGACGCATAAGCATTAGCGTATGCCTGCTGAAATTCTTTCTGCCGCTGAGCCTGCTTTTCCTGCTGAAAAACACCCGCAATACCTGAAAGACCTTGCAAGGCCGTCAGTCCAACATTGTTAGCGCCTGAGCGCTCAATATCATTGTTCTGCCTGATAAGCTGAAGCGTATTTCCGATGTCATTTACGCTAGGGGCGTTTGAGTTGACGCCACCGATACCAGCCAACAGTCCGCCATTTGATCCTTGCCAAGTAGCCATGATTACCCCTTAAAACAACGAGTCAAGCAATCCGATACCAGCACCAATTCCAGCTCCCCAAGGTGTTGATGTTCCCAAAAGGCTGGCAAGACCTGCACCGGTAATCGCACCAGACGTGCCACCGCTAATTGCAGTCTGAAGACTTGATGGTTTATTGGCATTAGCAGCGGCAAGAGCTGCGCTTTGCTGTGCAATGCTGCTCATGTTGTTGGCGTACGTCTGCCCGGCGTTTGTCTGACCTTGCAGCGCACCAAGCCCAACGTTTGCCAGATTGTTGTAATTGCTCATCTGATTTGATAACCAAGACTGACCGAGTGTCGGCGCGATCGTAGCCAGTTGATTGCTTGTAGCTGTCGAACCAAGTCCACCAGTCGCCTCCGCAGCAGCAAGACTCTGGTAACGCGCCTGACCTGCAAGGTCTTTATACTGCTGAGAGTTGTAATACTGATTAAGTGCCTGCCCCTGACCTTCTAAACTGGAAAGATTCTGAAGCTGGTTAACATACTGCTCCGCAAGCGGCGTGAACGGAGCAAGGTTTTTCATGATCGTCTGCCACTGCTGATTTTGCAGGTCTGCGGCATACTTCTGAGCTTCTGCTGCATACTTTGCGCTTTTATCAGAGCTGCCACCTTTCCCGCCTTTTTCAGGGCAATAAGGTTCCTCGCCGCGCAGTTTTCTGCCCAGCTTAAATGCATATAACATGGCTATCTCCCGTGATTCAGGAAGTCGATTAGTTCTTCGCGTGTGGCGCTGTAAAACGTCACGTCATCCACGCCTTTGAAGTATTTCTTGATGGTTCCTACACGCTTAAGGCCAATCATTGCGCAGTACATCTGCCCGTGGCGGAATTTGCGTGCAGCGAACGATGTGATGCACTGAACGGTGGTGTTAGTCAGAATGTATCGCCAGAACGCCAGCCCGATTTCCTTGCTGAAGCCGCGAATCTCTGGCAGATACATGGCGTGGCAATCGAATGTCAGCGGCTGAATCTCCTGATAGTAAACAATGCCGCCGAACTGCCCGTGCACGTTCACCTCGAAGTAACGGCATTCAGGCTTGTAGTCGTATCCATCACCGTTATTGCTTCCGGCGATAATGTCAGGGTGATTTCCGACTGCTTCGATCAGGTCGATGTTTCGCGTTGGTTTGAACTGAATCATTACTGCTCCGCGATTATCTTGATGGTTGTGGCAGTAAACGCCGCATCATTTGACTGAATGGTTAACGTACTGCCATTTGTGGCAAGAAATCCGTCTTTATCCACGCTGAAGAACGTAGCTAACAGGATGTTGTCGGTTGTTGTCGCCGCATTACGACTGCTAACCAGTGTGTCAGGAACAGAGCCGGAAAAGGTTAGCTGCATTGATCTGTTAGCGGTTCCGCTGGGCCACGTCCCGACGATCGACAGCTTGAAGAACAAGGTTTTGTTCTCGTTGAACACAACCATCTTGTTGTTAACGGTATCGAAGAATGGTGCCAACGTGCCGGATGACGGCGTGAGCGTTTTCAGCAGGCTAACAAGGTTGGTCGGCGCTGTCGGGATGGTGACAGATACGCCAGAGTAAACAACCTCTGACTTCTTGCGCGTAGTGGCATACTCAAGCGCAGATATTCTTGTTGAGTGATCACCAACTGTGCTTTGTAGCGTCGAAATACTTCCATCTGCCGCTGTGAGCCTGGTATCAAGTGCTTCGATATCGTCTGTATTCTGAGTAATGCGCACATCATGGTTTGCTAACTCAGATTCATTAGCAGCAATTCGCGCCTCGTGATCAGCCAACTCTGTTTCAGCAGCCGTAATCCTTGTTTCATGATCTGCAAGAGTGCTTTCCGCTGCTGAGATTCTATGTTCATGATTGTTGAGAGTTGCTTCAGCAGCTTCAATTCTGGATTCATGGTCTGCAAGGGTGACATCCTGCTCATCATTCTTCACCTGTGCATCATAAGCCCCCTTCCCTGCTTCGTTGGCCTTGTTCGCCACGTTACCAACATCAGTACCCTGTGCGATAACGTACAGCAGATATGACTGCGAGAAGATATTGCGTGGAAGGACTGATGTGTCGAGCCGTGTAGCCTGAATGATTACCGGCTCATTGAGATTCGAATCAGCCATTACTCAATCCTTATCTGGCAACCAGACAGAGTGACAGGTGACTTAGTGATAACGCGCAATTTGAAGCCAATGTTTTTCCTGATGCGCCCTACTTTTTTCCACAAAACGCGTTTGTCGTAAACGAACGGTTCATTCTGCTCAATCATCTGCTCACGACCCCAATTGATGCCATCAGTGGTTGCAGACAGAAACAGGCGGTCAGCGTACTGCGCAACACCCGTCGATGATTCCACCTCCAGATCAAAGCATCTGGCGTTATCTGCTTTGAACAACGGAGTAAACAGAAGGTGTTCCTGTTGCTTGTCGTACTGGCTACTGATATCGAATTGCAATTTCCCGGTCACGGACTCCAGCTTATCGCCGCACGTTATCTGATTGCCTTCGTAAATGAAGTCAATAGCGCGGTACACATCGTCATACAGTCCTGTTTTCAGTACGCACCATTGCGGACCATTGGCGCTTGAAGATGCGTCGTACACGAGAACATGGCGAGGAAGGTGGATAATCAGCAACTCATGCGCATCAAATCGCAGAGACTCCATCACACCCTCAGCCAGTTCATCAGCAGTGTAGGAGCGGAGAATTTTCTCAATGCTCGCGCTGGCGATTGGTGATACCTGACCGGAGCCGATGATATACACAGACGGCGCACCTGTTGCCGGATTGCTGATGAACGCATACGAGTCAGCAAACGGCGTTTTGCAGTAGGTTCCGGCAATGCCTTTCTGCACCATCAGCGATGGCTGGGCGACATACAAAGCAGCACCAACGGTGGTTGCACCAGTCAGGGAAAAATACTCAATCGTCGATGAACCAAAGCAGACGATGAAGTCTCGCCATGTCCCGATACCGATGATGCCGTCCGGCTGCGATTCTGCGCGATATTGTGCACTGTATCGGTCAGGGTGCGATTCGTCTTCAGGGTCAGTGATAAACCATGAATCAGTTCCGTCTTTTGACCACGCATAACGCCCACGTAAGCGCGTAATGTCGCGAACTGAACCTAACTCATACTGAGTGAATCCGCTGTCTGTAGGCCAGTTTGAGACGGTTTTAACCGTGCCATCATAGCGATACTCGACCAGTTGACCATTAACGCCTACAGCCTGAGATGTCCGACCATGCGCCATTGATACGCGACCACTTCCGGCAACATCACCGACTGCATTTTCTCCTTTGTACAGTTTGCCACCACACACGCGATAAACAGCATTCTGCGCCATGTTGTACTCGACACCGCGAGATACACCGTTCACATCAGAACGTTTTGCAATGCCAGGGAATGAGCGAAGATATCCGCTGCTGTTCAGGATTTCTTTGGGTGTAGCCAACATATTCACTGGCAGATAGTCGATATAGTCGGCATTTCGGAAGTCTTTGCCGACACCTTTCATAAGCGGAAGTTGCTGAATCGGCATTTATTCGCTCCCGTTATCGCAAGGTTCCTTTCGGTGGAAGTAATTCCAACCGTTCCACTTCGCCAACTGATTACCGCTACCAACAGGCATACGGTTTGGATAACCGGACTTACATTTAGCGGCTTTTGCTCTGTCCATTGCAGACAGTTTGACGAGTCGCTCTTTCCCGTATCTGGCAGTGGTTATAAGTTTTGCAGACGCTTCCAGCGCATAATCTGGAGCAATGCGGCAGGCAAGGTTGAAAATGACGGCATTGATAGCGTTATTTGACAAACCGTGCTCATCGCCAGGATCCGGAGCGACATCTGCATCAGCAAAAATGTAGCCAACGTTGATACCAGGTGACGCATCACCGCCAAGCCATTCCGCCATCATCATTTCAAGGTCGTTGACACCATCTTCCATGGACTGAGGTTCGACATCGGTTAACGTGGCATTTGATGCCACACCGAGCTTACGTAATGCCGCAAGAACTAAATCACCCTTCGTTGTCAGGTTCATCTGCTGCCGCCTTAGGTTTTCGACCAGGCTTTTTACGCTGTTTTTCTTCTTGCTCTGCAACATCCTTCAAAAGGTCATCAGGATGTGAAAACCAGCCAGCATCCAGATATTCCTGAAGCTCTTCGGCTTTCACGATTTCAAAGTCGTATCCAACGCCTTTCCATTTCTTCATGTCGCCATGACGAAAGATCATGTGTGTCATGCTTGTCTCCAGATAAAAAAGGGAGCCGAAGCTCCCTCTGGTTATCACGCGGTCTGGTTAGGCAGACCAACACCAATTGCCTCTGGTCGTACAGCACATGCTGAATACCACACAGCAATACGGCACTTACCAGACAGAGTGTTGATATCACCCTGCGTTGCGAAGATGCCGTTAACACCAATACCAGGAATGCTGAAGGAAGACGTTTTCATGCCAGCAAACAGTTCATGGGTTACCGGGATCGGCTGAGACAGCAGACGGATTGAGTCATCAGCCCAGAACACGTTAGCGGTGGTTGTTGCCACGTTCAGAACGTTTACCGGAGTGGAATCAGCAAGAGAGGTGTTTACATTAGCGTAAGCCTTCTCTTCTTTTGTCAGTGACGCGTCATCCAGCGCAATCGGCTTCGGCGTGATTTCGATGTGAGTACCATCGATCACACGGGTGATTGAGAAAGTAGCATCATCAGTCAGCACGTTCTTCGCCATCTGAGATAGGAATTTCACACCAGTGAAGCTGATTTTGTCGCCGCGCTTAAATCCGGTGGTAGATGATACGGTCACCGTTGCAACACGGTTGTCGACGTTCTCTTTGTTACCATCGGTATCAAGGGTGTATGCCTGCGGCTTAAACTTCTGCGCACCAGAAACAGTTACACCAGTAGCGGTTGACTTGGTAACTGCCGGAAGTTTCGGTGAGCGAAGAATTTCATCAAATCCAGCAATCTGACGCTGAATAGTACCGTTACGATACGCTTCTTCAGGAACGCGCCCAAAGATGTCACCATCTACCAGGTTGCGGCCTGCTTTGCGGTAATCGTCAGGGTTCAGGAAGTAACTGATGCCCATATCGCGGTTTAGCTCACGGGAGAACATCAGGCGCTCTGCATCAGACACAAAATCCCAGCCAGACAGGCCAGTAGATGGACCAATTGCGCGGGTATCGTGAACAACAAGCGAGCCCATTTCAGTTGCCTGTTTGGCAATCGCTGACTCAATGTTATTCGCCAGTTTTTTGGCGGATGCCTGGATGCGGCGACGGTAAGAACGCTCATCACGCAGGTCATCTGCACGAAGCTCGAAAAAATCGTTATCCGGGTCGCCCATGTTGCATTTCACGGAGAGTTCCAGAATCCCGGTTGCGTTGCCAGTTAAATCCCAGCCAGTCTGGGTTGGCGCTTCCTGCTCAACAGGCATCCACACGGTGTTGCTTGAACGCTGCATGGATTCTGCCGGAGGGGTGTATTTTGTCACTTTGGACGCCATTGGCGTCAGGTTCTGGACGGTTTCGATGATTTCATCCAGAGCATACGTGACCAGTTGACCTTCATTTAATGCCATTATCGAATTCCTTTATTCAGTTGCGCCTTGAGCTTGCGGTACGTCTCTACATCCCCTTTGTTTGCTGCCGCTTCCATCTGCTTTTCAATCGCAGAGATATTTGCAGCAACAGCGTGTCCCTGAATGGGTTCATCAGGTAACGGGGCTTCTGAAACAGGCTTGGCTCGAGGCTTGAGAGTTAAACGTTCTGACAGTCGAGTGAGTTCAATCAACGCGGATTGCCCGTCCATCGCCAGCAACTGGCGTGTTTTCTCAGGATTAGCACCAAGGTGATACATGAGAGCAGCGGATTTCTCCGGGAAGAGGCGCATGATGTCGGCACCGACTGCTGGCGGCACCAGTTGCATGAATGCATCCTCTTTCTCCTGATAGTCAGGGATATTGAGCTTTTCCGCTGCGTCGTAGTGCTTACGGGCTGCCTCGACGTATTGCGCTGATTGCTGGGTGAACTCCTGAGTTTTGCGACCCTGCTCGGCGACAGCCTGGCTTCGTGCGTCCATAGCCTTGATCTGCCATTCACTGTTTGCCTGCTGGAAGGCAGCCAGTGCGCGGCTCTGGTCATAGTCGTACTTAGCCAGTGCGTCTTCGGAAAGATAATCGTTAGGGTCTGGTTGTTTTGGTAACTCAGGGTTCACCCGCAGGTGCTCCGGCAACTCTCCACGCTTAACCGCTTCCATCTGCTGCTCAAGCTCACGCTGGCGTTTGCGTTCGATGCGGCGACGGGCAAATTCAGCATTAGTTGCCGGGTCTTGTTTTGGTTTCTCATCGTCTTTCAGGACAATCTCGAAGCCTTCTTCCTGACCTGCGTTGTCGTTGGCATTATCGACAACTAAGCCATCAGCAGATGCCGCTGCATGATTGCCGGGCAGGGTTAATTCTTCAGAAGCCTGAATGTCGGTGGTTTGGTCCATGATTAACTCTCTCTTATTGAGGTGTCTCGGCTACTCCGCCGGAGGGGATTTGAACTTGACGCATAAGATTCGCGAAATCCATGCGTTGTGAATGAGTCTGGTCTGCATCTTTAAGAAGCAGCTCAGCGTTAGCACGAGCATCTTTGCTGCGCTGTTGCTGGAATTGACCTACGAGCTTGAGGTACTCACGCAGTTCTGCCTGCTTGTCGAGGTCCATATTGTTGAAGATTTCTGCAATCTTCGCGGCGTTGAGTTGGTTTTGGGCTTCAACCTTGGCAGCTTCAACCTGAATCTGCGCCTGTTGGTTCTCTGCCTTGAGCAATTCAGCCTGACCTTGCAGAAGGATACCCTGCGCCTGAATTTGCTCTGCTGATGGCTGCTGCGGCTGTTGTTGTGCCTGCTGCACCATCTCCATCTCTTCAGGTGTTTCTGGTTTCTTCAGCCCCATCATCACCAGTTGCTTGTTCGCGTACTCTCGCATCATCTCGACGCCTTTACCGTCAAGCAGCGTGAAGTATTGCAGCATCAGCATCTGGAACTCTGGAGTACCTTGCGGAACCTTGGTGAGTAACTCCTGAATCTCTGCGCGGTTCTGTTCCTTCATACTCTGGAAGGATGGTCCAACGTCTGTATAGCACTCATAGCGACCGCGAATGTCGTTGAGTGTGACCACATTGCCAGACTGGTAATCTACAACTTGCGCATAGAGTTGAATGTCTTTCTCGCTTCCATCTTCAAGTGTCAGCGTTACATGACGAGGAACGTCATAAATATCGTTGACCATTGAGGCATAAATCTCGCCATCACGTCGCATTGCGGTAGCCAGGTTATCCTGAAACACGTATGTCTCAAGGTCTGCCCGCATGTTCAGTTGATTGACGGTATCGAAAGCGACCTGACCATTTGCCGCCTGCGCATCAACGCCAAGACTAGCCACCTCTTTCACTGCGTTGGTGGCAGCCTCAAGCATGTAAGCGTTGGCTTGCGGCACTTCAGGGTTTTCCATGTAGGAGATTGGACCTATCGGCAGGTCGTTACCGTTTTCATCGGTCCTGTTCTGCAGATAGTACGGATAGTCATCATTTCCACCGTACATGTATTCGTAGCCTTCGATTTGCTCAGGGAAGAAGGTAGGTTTCTTCTTCGGTGAACGAGCAACAATATCGGCGTTGAACGACATGATCATGTTACGAAGGCGTTGACCGTCTTTCGTCAGCCTTACCACTCCTTCGTAGCACTCCTTGTCACCAGCGAATGACCATTCGCCATACACTGGAACGATTGGAATATGCTCTCCGGCTATCTTCTCGCGGTCTTTCAGTATCTGCGTGCAGGTGATGATCGACTTATACACACGCCGACGCTTCAACTTGCGCTCTGCTACCTTAATGAATCCACGATTAGCCAGGTCGTCGATGACGTCTTTGATATCCTGCTGGTAATAGCTGACCGGCTCACCTGTCAGCGGGTCGCGGTAGATGAAGACCTTCTCCTTCTTCTCTTCTACCTCGTAATACTCAGCGACGTAGACGACATCATTCGACACCCACGGGAATAGCCATGTATCGTTAGGATTCTGGAAAGATGGCAAGGTATCCGGGTCAATACCGTAATCCTCTGCGAACTCTTTCCAGCCATTGCGCGACAAGGCGTTAATCACCGTGCAATGCTTAGCGTCGCTCTTATCCATCTGCTTGCTGTTGGCGTCCCATATAACGTGTGAGCAAGCTTCATGGATTGGCAGGCGTCGGATTACCTGATTGTTGCTTGTTGGGTCGTTGTCTTCGTACTGGGTGACCAGACGCCATGCACCAACGCCGGACTCTATCTGCTCACGAACTCCAACGTTAACGGCAATCTTTGCCGTGTTATGGCGCATATCAGTACGATACATTCCCATCAACACATCGGCAGCATCAGGATTAGCGCCGTCTTTTGGTCTGAATAGAACGTCGATAGGGTTCCGGCGCATCTCTGCGACCAGTTTCCTGACCACCGGGCGAACAACATCGAATTGTCCGCGATATTGCAGGGTAGTGTAGTTTGATAGCCAGTCATCCCATTGCGACACTCGGCTAAAATACAGGTCATTTGTCGCCTCGGTTCTGGCTTCATCGCTCGCCATCCAGTCCGCGTCAAACTTACACAGAATGGAATTGAGTCTGTTTTCGTCGGCCATTTAAGTTCTCCGTGCGATGGGCCTGATTGGGGCTGGTATCTTTTTCTCTTTTGGTTTTTTGATGTCGCGCATCATTTTGGCGAAGCGGCGCATCATGTATGCATAGCGAACGGCTGAGAGAACGTCGTCGTTAAGCTTGACGATTTTCCCGTTTTCATCACGGTGATAGAGGCGGAACTCCTCAAAGAATGGCTCACAGGTGTTGAATACTTTGAAGCGACCGTCGAGCATCATGTCTCGCAATTCAGTGATGCCAGGCTCAACAGCGTTACCGCCATCAGGCCATGTCGCATGCTCCTGCAACATCATAAATCCAGCGTCCGCATACTGCCCTTTGAGCTGCTCACCGCCGCCCTTCTCGTGCTGGTTTCCGTCATGAGGCCATGCGGTTGGCACTTTATGCGCCCATGGTTTAACAGCTCCCCACGCCTGAACGGCTGTCTTTTCTTTCGCCTTCCAAACGCGTGAAAGGTAGATTATGTCTGCGTCCTTATCCCACCAAAGCTGAACCTGCGCCTGCGGGTGATCCCATCCGAAATCCATACCGCCAATTACGTAGAAGTGATCAGGACACTCGAACGGCTGACACTTAATCGTCTCTTCCGGTATCTGGAAGATTCGACCACTACCCATCGTAGGAATACCGCGAGCTCGAGCCTCTCTCTCATGCTCTGGATAGGATGCGATGATTTGCTCTTTCTGCTCGTCGGTATAGTGCTCAGCGTCATAGATGGTCATGTTGACCACTTTCTGCGACTTGCTGGGATTCTTCAGGAACTTGGTAACAACGTCAGACATCCCCATCAGCGGGGTAAACGTCAGGATTGAGAATTGCCCGTATTTGTTGGTACGGGTAAGACCTTCGCCATAAATGCTGTATGGTGGCTCTTCGTCAAACCACACGCCGTGGATTGTGTCACCCTGCCAGCGAGCACGGCCTTGCGAGTATGGTTTGAAGTAGCAGATTGAAATGCCATCTTCAACGCCATCAGCCGTGTGATGCTTAACCAGAAGATGATCAACAAGGTTCGGAAAGAAAGGAGACTTCTTCCAGCTAATGATGTCTTCTTTCGGTATGGAACCGTAGCCCGGCTCATCATTCTCTTCAATACGACCGCACAGGATGCGTTGAGTCGTTTTGGTTACCGTCTCGTTTGTCTCGCCACCAATCCAGAAGACAACAGGCTCATAGAAACGCTTACCTTTCCACTCACCGCCATATTTACCATCAGCAGGATAGCCTTTTGTGCCCGGATAACGCCCGGTAAGGTGAAACGCGACTTCAGCAGCGCCAGTAAATGACTTACCAAGCTGGTTACCAGCCATAAAACATCGCTCTGGATAGTCATGTCCGGCGTCGATGAACTCACGCTGTTTGCTGTATGGCGTAAATTCATATAGCAGGTGTGTGTTCCGGTAGTTCTCTTCTTCTTCTAGTAGCTCGAGCAATTCGATTTGCTCTTCGTCGCTCAGGTTATCAAGAATCGCGTCCAGTTCCACGGTTGAATAGCTCCTTGATACGAGAGCGTCGCTTATCGCGATCTCCCTTATCAGGTGTCACGTCTTCAACTTGCGACTGCTCTTTGAGGCCCAAATCACGGGCGATGATGTTAGCGTTGAGAAGGTCAGCGGCTGCGCCAGAGAATTTCTGGTCGTAGATGATGTCTTCCGCTCGTGATGTGACGTCAGAAAAACCTTCCATTGACCGGAAGGTTCCCCATGTTTGCCTGGTGATATCAAGGAAGGTACACAATCCTGAAATAGTCATGGCTCGCATCTTAGGGACATTAGCCTTAATTATTTCTCCCTGATATGAAAATACCTTACCCTCCCATAGCGGGTTATCATCAGCCCACTCGAAGTATTCACAACAAGCAGCCCACAGCGCCTCAGGCGATTCGAATTTAGGGTTTCTCCCATGACTACTGCGGGCCTCCCAAAATCGGTTGCCCTTTGGTGCTGCCATATTCATCTCACTTAGTTGTTATTTCAGGCTGAGGACTCTTTCGCGCCTTCAATCAGTGACTGCTTCAGCAATTCGAGTGTGCCAATCGCCTCGCATAAACTGATTTCACCATCGTAATCATGGATGACGCTTTCAAGTCGCTCGTATAGCTCTTGAGTAATTGGGAATTTCTTCTCCTTACCAAGATCAACGACGATTGTCATAGAGGATTCCTATAATTTTGAATATCCAGACTCAAATACCTCAGCAGGAGAATATGATTCATATCCATCCTCATAGACAACGTAATAGCCTCCAGGCATTGGTCGGTGCTTACAGATATATTCCGCGCTAACATCAAATGCTGCGTATTTCTTATCATCCGGATGAATAATTGCCCCATAACTAGAAGAGCCAGACTTACCAGGCTGATCTGGGTTTGGCTTATGTTCTATAGAGCCAATCTTCAGGGCGCGAACTTTTTTGTGGCACTGGTATCTCGGCATTTCTTGTTCAGTCATCTCTTACACTCCGGTAGTGAACAGGTCTAACGCTTCCTTCGATTTACGCACCGCTTCGATAGTGCGGGTCGTGATATCTGAATTAGCGCCACCTGACTGGAAGTGAATTTTGAATAGCTCAAGCTTCAGCTCGTCAGTGCCAATGAACTGAAATGCTTCTTCTGCGGCTGCGTTCTGGTTCATGACCAGTTTGTAAATCTCTAACTGGAATTTCTGTTCTTCAGTCATGGGAATAATCTCTGCCATTGTTGGCTCCGTTTATCCGTTAAAAGGGATATCAGTTAAGTTATCCCGTGTAGGGTATAAGCCATTGTCGAGACCACTCATTGAATGGCCTCTGCAATAACCGATGTCTTTCCATCAGTCCGCCACCACAAAGAATCTTTTTTGCCATAAGGCTGGAGGTTCATCTTTCAGTGGCTGCCAGTGTTATTTCCCCACTTACTGGCTTGGGTTGTTTCGCTGTACTGCCGTAACTGGTTGCCCAGAATAAATTCCGGTTTCATTATCAAGCCCACCCGCAGATAGGCTTTGTAATGGCATCTTCAATTAATCAGCAGTTCAGGCTGTGTCACCTGCAAGATGTATTCATGCTCGACAGCAAGGACACGCTTCTCTTTCTTCCGTTCGTTCATTAACCGACTGCCGATCGTACCTTTCAGCTTTGAGCGTGTTTCTTTGATGGCGTAGCGGTGCTGCATTTCTTCGCCAATTGCCATGCGGCGGCTCAGTTGCTCTGCCATCCAGTTGAATGCTGCGATATAGCTCTCCTTGATTGCCGCAGCAGCTTTCCCGGTGAACCCCATCACAACCATGATCCAGCCATCTTTCGTCAGGCTGTACATCGGGCGAACCTTACCCTGCTCATCGATATAATCAGCCGACGCAAAATTGCGTTGGCTAAACTCACTCGAGCAATCAGCCTTAACCTGCTCGATTTTCCTGAGAACATCACCGTGTCGCTTGCCGAAGTACTTGGCAATTTTTCTGGATGTGGTAACGACCTCTCCGTTTTTGGCTTGCACCATTTCTCGGAAGTCGAAGGCTGGAATAACTGAATGATTATTCATAGCGTCTTACCTTTTAGAAAGATGAGCCTGTTCGCACAGAAAAGCCGCCCCGAGATGGTCGCCACCATATACGGCAGTTCTCAGGCTCAGCTTTCTGAAAGACTCGGGATTGTTACGCGCTGCGATGCGCGGTTTACTGCAGATGTAAAAAAGCCCCGCAAATGCGAGGCTAAATCCTGGTATTTGTAATGACTGGCTCTTATCTCAACGCAGCCCCTTACCGCGTGCCATATGCTCAACTTCAAGCATCAGCAATGAGATGTTTAATCTGGATTCACTCCAGAAGTGATCACCACCCTGTCTACAGAGCCAGATGTGAAGGATGATGAGTAAAATTATCGCTATCATCGAAGGCATTGCGTCCTGATGTATTCCTGCAAGTAGTTAACCTGCGCGGTTATCCTGTCGATTCCACTTCGGAGACGGTAATAATTGAGTTCAGCATCTGCTGTAAGTCTTGGGCTTTCTCCATCGCCCATGCTGCTGGCTCCGGTCGTTGACTTTGCACAGGTGGCGGCGACTTGCAGGCGCTTACGACCAGCAGAAACATCAGCACGGAGACTTTCGATAGTCGCGTTAGCATCAGCAAGCTCCTTTGTGTATCTGGCGTCGAGTTCTGCTACATCACGTTGACGCTTCTGCATGTCAGCGATGATGGATGTGGCTTTATCGCGCTGTTCTTTATAGGTAATGGCGTTATCACGGTAATGATTAACAGCCCATGACAGACAGACGATGATGCAGATAATCAGAGCGGAGATAATCGCGGTGACTCTGCTCATACCTCAATCTCTCTGACCGTTCCGCCAGCCTCTTTGAATTTTGCAATCAGGCTGTCAGCCTTATGCTCGAACTGGCCATAACCAGCGCCCGGCAGTGAAGCCCAGATATTGCTGCAACGGTCGATAGCCTGACGAATATCACCGCGATCAATCATCGGTAAAGCGCCACGCTCTTTAATCTGTTGCAGTGCCACAGCGTCCTGGCTTTTCGGAGAGAAGTCTTTCAGGCCAAGCTGCTTACGATAGGCATCCCACCAACGGGAAAGAAGCTGGTAACGGCCTGCAGCTGTTGATTTGAGTTTGGGGTTTAGCGTGACAAGTTTGCGAGGGTGATCGGAGTAATCAGTGAATAGCTCTCCGCCAACAATGACGTCATAACCATGATTTCTGGTTTTCTGACGTCCGTTATCAGTTCCCTCCGACCACGCCAGCATATCGAGGAACGCCTTACGTTGATTATTGATTTCCACCATCTTCTACTCCGGCTTTTTTAGCAGCGAAGCGTTTGATAAGCGAACCAATCGAGTCAGTACCGATGTAGCCGATAAACACGCTCGTTATATAAGCGAGATTGCTACTTAGTCCGGCGAAGTCGAGAAGGTCACGAATGAACCAGGCGATAATGGCGCACATCGTTGCGTCGATTACTGTTTTTGTAAACGCACCGCCATTATATCTGCCGCGAAGGTACGCCATTGCAAACGCAAGGATTGCCCCGATGCCTTGTTCCTTTGCCGCGAGAATAGCGGCTAACAGGTCATGTTTTTCTGGCATCTTCATGTCTTACCCCCAATAAGGGGATTTGCTCTATTTAATTAGGAATAAGGTCGATTACTGATAGAACAAATCCAGGCTACTGTGTTTAGTAATCAGATTTGTTCGTGACCGATATGCACGGGCAAAACGGCAGGAGGTTGTTAGCGCAACCTCTTGCCACCCGCTTTCACGAGGTCATGTGTAGAAGGCCGCAGCGTAACTATCACTGATGAATTCAGGATAGCCAGTGGCTACGGATCAGTTTGGGTTGTGGCGGCCGGAATCGAACCGGCTTCCATCGGTGCGCTGCCGATTGCAGTACGCGCGGCGGTCAGCTACATGACTAGTATTTTCACTGTCGCCTATCTGCTAGCTCGCCATTGAGCTTCACCACAACGATAAGAGCACTGCGCGGCACCTTTCACCAATTCCGCGAGGTCTGCGGGTTCAATGCTCTTACCTGTTGTGTGCCCATTATTAATCACACCGGGCCAGTGCGCCGAATTTGTTTACAAGGAGTCGGAAGACCTTGCTGACTTACAGGCTATTACGCCGCCATCAGAACAACATCATCGTTTGCATTTATCTTTGTGGTCAGTTTCTAAAAAACCGCAAAGTCGCCAACTCTGACGAAAACTATCGTTGTGCTGCCACAACGATAAGAGCACTCGGTGCATTTAAGCCAAGCCCCATAAGGGAGAATGCTCTTACCTGTTGCACAGATATAAAAAATCCCGAAACCGTTATGCAGGCTCTAACTATTACCTGCGAACTGTTTCGGGATTGCATTTTGCAGACCTCTCAGCCTGCAATGGTTGGAGTTCCAGACGATACGTCGAAGTGACCAACTAGGCGGAATCGGTAGTAATCGCCGCCTCTTTTTATCTCACTACCACAACGAGCGAATTAACCCATCGTTGGGTCAAATTTACCCAACTTTATTCAAAAAGTCAATATCATGCCGTTAATATGTTGCCATCCGTGGCAATCATGCTGCTAACGTGTGACCGCGTTCAAAATGTTGTCTGCGATTGACTCTTCCTTGTGGCATTGCACCACCAGAGCGTCATACAGAGGCTTAACAGTGCGTGACCAGGTGGGTTGGGTAAGGTTGGGGATTAGCATCGTTACAGCGCGATATGCGGCGCTTGCTGGCATCCTAGAATAGCCGACGCCTTTGCATCTTCCGCACTCTTTCTCGACAACTCTCCCCCACTGCTCTGTTTTGGCAATATCAACGGCCCGGCCAGTACCGTGGCAATCTCTGCATCTTGCGCCCGGCGTCGCGGCACTACGGCAATAATCCGCATAAGCGAATGTTGCGAGCACTTGCAGTACCTTTGCCTTAGTATTTCCTTCGAGCTTTGCCACACCACGGTATTTCCCCGATACCTTGTGTGCAAATTGCATCAGATAGTTGATAGCCTTTTGTTTGTCATTCTGGCTGAGTTCGTGCTTACCACAGAATGCAGCCATTCCGAATCCGGCTTGTGATTGCGCCATCCCCATAGCAGCCATCACATCAGTACCGGAAAGAGAGTCAGAAGCCGTGGCCCGTGGTGAGTCACTCATCATCGGGCTTTTTGGCGAATGAAATTTAGCTACGCTTTCGAGTCTCATCGTCTTCCCCTCTTGCCCTGTTTGACCATCAGGACGCCGTTAACTATTACGTGACGCTCGCCTTTGCTGTCTCGGTTGTACTTGAGCACTGTTCCTCTTGCGCAGGAAAGCATCCTCGCCACTTCGGTCTGATTGCCTCGTGTCTGGATAAGAAGCTCTGGTATCGTTTGAATTGTGGCGTTCATACGTTCTCCAGTTCGGTGATTTTTATTCCAAGCCTTCCGCCTGGTACTTTCACACCACGAATTACGCGAATGTCATCGAATTGCTCGTCGTCTTCCGCAAATCCGGCGTGGATAAGGGAGTCGAGTAAACCCTTCAGGATGTTATCGAGGTCGCGGCGGCGGGAGTCTGGAACGTCTGCGATGACTTTGATGCGGAGTCGTGATTTGGTGAAAATATCTAACTTGAGTTGGTGGATGATTTGCTGAACGTCTTTTCGGTATTTCTGGCCTTTATCGCTGATGTAGTATTGGCTTCCCCGTCTTCGCCAGTAGGTATTCACCGACGGCGGGTATGGAAGCACAAACTGATATTCGTTCATGGCTTAATCTTTCCCTCCTTCAGTAGTATCGCCTGCGTCCTGATCACGCCTTCGAGGTGGTAAAGTCTGGCGTCTTTGTTGTCGATATTATGGGTGCGTCGGTCGATTTCATCGTGACACGCGCTACAAGCCCATGCGCCGATCAGGTCGTCAGGCTTCATTCCCGTTCCGCAAATTCCAGCCATCCGGTAATGTGCCAGAACTGTAGTTTCAGGATTGCCATTGCATATGCCGTAAATACGTACCTGGCATTCTCTGCCGCGTGCTTCTTTGCGTAGGTTAGCCATTAAGCAGCCTCCCCGGTTACTTTCAGCATTCCGATATCGAGAAGCTTTCTGGTCAGCCACTGTTGACCACGCCCGGTGATTTTTGTGGTGAACGATATCTGTATTCCGTGATTTGTGTTGACCGCTGTTTCTTTCACTGTGAAATAGCCGCGATCCATATATTCCTGCATTGGCACATTGCGCCGGGAACCTGAAGCAATAAGGATTTTGTGATCGCGCATCCACGCAAACAGTTTGTTTGGACCAATTCCAACAACCTTTGCAAAGTTTCCGATCAAAATTCCGCTGGCCTCGCCAACGCGATCGGCAAACTCAACTTTAGGTGCGGCAATTGCGAGCTGGTTTTCCAGTTGCATTTTCTGCTCAGCAAGATCAGCAGCAAGGCGCAACGCTTCTGGTAGCGTTTTGGGAATATTAACCGCAGTTTCTTCAAGCTCTCGCCAACGGTCAACAAGACGAGCGGTGAATTCCGGCGACAACTGAGCGACGACAATAATGCTGTCGCGCTTACCTTGTTCTCCCTCAAAAACGTAAGCCTCTACGCCACGAAGTAATCCTAAGTTATTGATTTTTTCGAAAACCACCATTGGGGGATTTCGGATCACACCTCGAGCCGCCAGTCGTTCAATAGATTGTTTCACCTTGTCATGACGACTTCCCACCAACTCAGCGATTTCAATGCTTGTCATTTTGATGGCATTGCCATTTATTAACTCATTCATCGTCTTCTTCCTCGTACATTGAGCTATTCGGATCGCTCATCAGTTCTGCGCAGCAATCGGAGCACACGTGAACTTCCAGCACATGCAGCTTCTGACCGCAGTTAGCGCACGTTAAAGCCCGCTCGACGCTTTCTTTCTGGTATTGAAGAGATTGGGATGGACTAAGCATGGCTTTCACCATTAAAAAGTCGCTTGTAAGCATCAATGTCTCGTTTTGCTTCACCAAGCTTTCGTCTTAATTCCATGTTTTCTGATTCAAGCTTTTCCATGTCTTGCTGGTATCGATCGCGGTGTTCTTTCCATGCTTTTCGATACGCCTTCATGTATGTCGTATTGGCCTTTCTCTTTGCCTGACGAACTGCGTGGTGGTTATTCACAAACCAGTCAGGGTCGTTAAATGCTGCTCTGGCGCATGTATACCAATAATTTGTTGCCTCCCTGTTTAGCCAATAAATACTGATAAATGGCAACTGTATCGACACCATTTTTCGTTGAGACTCTTTCTCGCCAAACATGTGCCCTTTTTTGATGCTAAGGCCAAATCCAGGTTGAATTAAAAGCATTGTCATTTCCTCGCACGATGTCTTAGCCACCGGATATCCCACAGGTGAGCCGTGTAGTTGAAGGTTTTTACGTCAGATTCTTTTGGGATTGGCTTGCGTTTGTTTCTGGAGCGTTTCGTTGGAAGGTATTTGCAGTTTTCACAGATTATGTCGGTGATACTTCGTCGCTGTCTCGCCACACGTCCTCCTTTTCCTGCGGTAGTGGTAACACCCATATTGGTGTTCTTTCACACCGGAGACACCATCGATTCCAGTAAGGTTGATTTGGTCGGAAGCGGTTATCTTCTTTGCATTCACCGCACCGATAACATCGCATCATGCTGCCCGATCTCCCCATCTCGCTTTCCACTCCAGAGCCAGTCGCGCTTCGTCTGACCACTTAACGCCACGCTCTGTACCGAATGCCTGTATAAGCTCTAATAGCTCCGCAAATTCGCTTACACGCATCCTGCTGGTTGACTGGCCTATTACCACAAAGCCATTCCCGGCAAGGTTAGGAACAACATCCTGCTGCTTTAATGCTGCGGTAAACACACA